CCAGGTTGAACGATAAATGATATTTGTTGAATCTCCACGATATTTTTGTGGATTTCTTGGTGTAAATTTGCCCTTGTATGCCATATAAATATGTATATTACTTTCTTAAAATAAGTCTTCAAAATGCCAGAATTTACTATAGACAGCTTCAAACAAACGGTTAACGGAATAATAGGACCTTTAGCTCCGTTATACGATAACCGATATCAAAGCACCACTCTTAGGTATCCAAGAGATTTGGGGTCAAATCCAAGTAGAAAACATTCGATTGTTTTTACAGTTCGTCAAGCGGATCCAGCAAAATTGGGTGAAGTCACTGGAGAATTTATTACAACTTTAGGTGATGTGACTTCGGGGTTGGCAGCAGATGTTAAAAAGAAATATGATAGCATAGTCGATCAAGCTAACGGTGATCCTAGAAAACTTTTATCTGGATTAAAAAATATAGGTTTAGAAGATTTTAAAAACAATTTGGATGCAGGACAAAAACTGAGTAAAGCCACAAAGTCATTATCAACATCACTATCTACACTGAACAGAAAAAATGGTGAAACAATTGGATTATATATTCCCGACACAGTGAACGTTGCATATGATGTGGGATATGATTCAAATTTTGAGTTATCAACTGCACTAGGTAAACCATATTTTTTAGCACAGGGTGCCGCATCTTTATACAATACGTTTAAGGATCAGGGTGACTTGAAATTGACAAATATTGTTAATGCTGCCGGCAATGACCCCTTTGTTAGAGATTTTGTTGCATCTCAATTAGGTAGGGTAACTGGTACTGATTTGGCCAGATTGGGATTGAATGCAGGTGGCTATGCAGTTAATCCACAATTGCAAGTGTTATTTTCGGGTGTAGGATTCAGACAGTTTCAATTTGACTTTATTTTTACTCCTTATAGTCAGGAAGAAGCACGAACAGTAGAAAATATAATTCAAACATTTAAGTTGGCTTCGGCTCCTGAAATTGTACCAAATGGCATTTTCACACAAAGTTTATATATGAAAGTGCCTGATGCATTTGATATCAAATTCTTTTATGGTAATGTGGAAAACACTAAAGTTCATAAAATTGGTGAATCAGTTTTAACAAACATAAATGTTGATTATGTGGGGAGTGGCCAATGGGCAACATTTGATGATGGTTCACCTGTGCAAATAAGAATGACTTTACAGTTCTTAGAAACGGTCATTATTGACAAAAATAGAATTAATAAAGGATATTAATGTTATATTTTGACACCTTACCAAAAACAATCACGACAGATCAAAATGGTACTTATATCATTTTGACAAATTTACTTACTCGTGCAAAGTTGTTGGATGAATTGCAGAATAATCCAATGCTATTCTACACATATTCAATACAGGACGGCGACACACCAGAGATCGTAGCAGACAAATACTATAATGATCCATTTGCGTTTTGGATCGTACTTTATTCAAATCAAATTCTTGATCCAATTTGGAATTGGCCACTTACATATTTGGAGTTTTTACAATATATTGATTCAAAATATGCAACAGAATCTGCTGATGCAGATATGACTCCATTTGAATATACAAATACAACAGTTAAATCTTACCAGAAAATAACACGAACCACCGATAATTTATCTCAAATAGAAAATGTTGAATATGTTACACTCACTCAAAGCGACTACAACTCATTAACACCATCAACCGAAACATATACTCTACCTTCAGGTTCAACATGTATTGTGTCCATCGAAAAAACTTATACCACAATATATGATTATGAATATAATTTAAATGAAACTAGGAGAGATATCAAATTGTTGAATTCAACATATCTGAGACAAATGGAAAAAACGTTCACACAAGTTATGGGTAGTTAAAGAATGGCAGATGATCTTGGAACAATAACAGTAACGGCCAATAGACCAAAGCCGGCCACAGCACAAGATGGTATTGTAACTGCTGATGATTACTATATTGCAGAAATCAATTTAATCACACCCGTTGATACACTTGATATACGAAGCATGGTTGCTGAAATCTCATATTATGAAGATATTTTTAGGGGTTCGGTTACTGGACATTTATTAATGACAGACTCAATAAGTTTGATTGAGCGTTTGAGTATGAGTGGTTCAGATTTTGTATATTTGAGTTTTAGAAAAACAAAAACTGACAAAGGAGAAAATTCCAAAGTTGAAAAGTTTTTTAGAATATATCGTGTCAGTGAAAGACAATTAACCAATCAAGAAACCGAAAATTATGCATTACATTTTTGTTCAGAAGAATTGTTATTATCTGAACAAATGAAAGTTAGTAAATCCTACACGGGTCAAAAGATAAGCACAATTATTAATGATGTGTTAATTAACAGTATGAAAATACCACCAAAGTTGGTAAAAATTGAAGAAACACAAGGTCTATACGATTTTGTTATACCTTATAAAAAACCCTTCGATGCAGTTAACTGGTTATCAAGTTATGCACTATCAAATAAATCTGGTGCGGATTTTGTTTTTTTTGAAAACATCGAAGGTTATAATTTTAAATCTTTGCAATCGTTGTATATGCAAAGTACATATAACGATTATATGTACACAGCAAGAAACCTATCACCCGGTAGTGTCGGTTTAGATAGTAGAGCAATTAAATCATATACGTTTTTAGACACGTTCGACTCATTATATGGAACAACAACAGGAGCATTTGCAAATCGACTGATAACAATTGATCCATTGACTCGGCAGTATCATAAGACAGATTATGATTATGAAAAAGATTATTTAAGTAAAAATACAATGCTCAATAATAACGGTTCCATTATCACAAACTTACAAAATAGGTTAGGTAAAACAGCAAACCAAAACTATGAAGCCGTGCTAAAAGTGTCGGTATCAAATAGAGATCAGAAAAAAGCTAACGGTATTTCTCATATGCCATGGTCGGTTGCAAATGATATTAAAGCCGAAACATATATTCCACACCGAACCGCACAGATGGCTTTATCTCACTATTCTAGAATAAAAATAGTGGTATCAGGTGATCCAAATTTATCTGTGGGTAGAACAATTAGAGTTGAATTACCGACAGGTGTAAACTCCAAACAAAGTTCAGGACTAAATGAAGGTCTGGCCGACCCTTTTAATAGTGGCACATATCTAATTGCCGCAGTTAGACATAAAATTAATACTGAAATGAAATATGAAACGGTTTTAGAAATCGTTAAAGATAGTTTTGCACAAACAGTATCAAACTATAAAAACAATCCAGATAATGCGTCTAAAGGGCAAACAAAATGAGCGAATTTCAAAATAGATTAGGTCAAGATAATTTTGTATGGTGGATTGGTGTCGTTGAAGATCGAATGGACCCTCTTTTATTGGGTCGTTGCAAAGTTCGCATTTTTGGTTCACATACTGATGATTTGAATTTGATTCCAACATGGTCCTTACCTTGGGCTTCACCACTATATCCCGTTAATGATTCGAAAACATATTCATCACCGATGGAAGGTGATTATGTTTTCGGTTTCTTTATGGACGGGTTAAGCTCACAGGCTCCAACAATGCTGGGTGTTTTTTCATCTATACCACAAGCTGAACCTAAACCGGGAACAGGATTTTCTTCACTTGCAAAAGTTTATTCACCTTTGATAGATCAGAGTGAAGCTGAAACACAAAGACTTTTACGACAAAACTCTCAAGTTTCGAAAAATCAACCTGTTGTTCCGGCAGTTGCTCCTGCTATGAAGTTGGTTCAACCCGGTAAACCAACTACACCAGCAAATGCTTACACCGCAAATAATACCGTATTATCTTGGACAAATAACAATTTGGCTCATGGTTGCGATTTTAGGTTTTTGATTAACATTGGTGATTTGAGTGTTGGTGTAATAGAAAATCCAATAACACTAATTCAAGAAGCAATTGCAGGTTCAAAAAACAAAGCGGCCGCAATTATTCGGGCATTGCTCGCACAATTATTGACCGGCTTTAGGATTGGATTTAAAACAATCACGGCTACATTAAACTTAGACCCTACAGGACAACTATCCGCAGCATTTTCGAAAGTTCGTGAGGTGGTAAGAACTATCAATTATTATTCCAGAAAACTGGCAGAAATTGTTGGTGAAGTTGCACTTGTTGTAGCATTAGTGCAAGAACTACAACAAATTGTTGAATGGATTAAAACTCTACCGGAAAAAGTTTTAGCATTATTGAAAGATTGTTTAACAACTTTTGTAGGTGCAATTACGGCTGCCACCAGCCAAATACAAGCATTACCTGGTCAAATAAGCAATGGTTTAGTTGGAGCATTTCAATCTTTAGAAACAAGTGCAAAAAGCACAATAGAACAGGCTCAAGAGGCGGCAACTTCTGCTAACGTGCCAAACACTATGATTACATTGATTACTTCTCCGGATACAGCAAATGTTAATGTCATAACACAATACATATCAAGTGAATATCCAAATTCAAACGTGATTATTGCAAATAATGAATCAAATTCGTTTAATGTTGCAAATTCTTCCACACCATAAGGACATATAATGACTGCACAACCTAGTTTTTACAAAGGATGGACTGAACCCGAATCGGCAGCAAACACCGCATCACCCCCAGATTACGGACACAACAATAGTACAGCGACCGAATCTGGCCACACCTTCGAGATGGATGACAGCCTTGGGCGTGAAAGAATTCGTTTATCACACCGAACAGGTACATTTATAGAAATGCATCCAAATGGAGACGAGGTACACAAAGTTTATGGAAATAACTACATTATCACGGTAAAAGATAATAATGTATTGATACAAGGTAGTTGCGTAGTTACTATTGACGGTGATTCTTTCCTACATATTAAAGGTGACAAAGTAGAACAAGTTGATGGTAATTATGAATTGTATATTAAGGGTAACCATACACAGGTAGTGGAAAAAACATCAAATATCACCACAAAAAATGATATGAAAATTCTTGCGGGTGCATCTTTCGGTGGCGGTGCATTAACACTAGCGGCAGCCGATGTGGTTTACGTGGAATCTGATGTGGCTATTGATGGTGAATTAACCGCATTGAAGATATTGTCAAATGGACGAGTAGATGCATTAACCGGAATGTCAGCAGGTCCTTTAGGATTTGTTACTGGAAGCGGTGGTATTTCAGTTGGTTTTCCAACACCTGTATCACCTGTGGCTGTTCCTGGGCAAATTATGGCAATTGGTAATATACTGAGTGCAATGAGCGTTAATGCTTTGGTTGGTGTGAACGCACCGATAGGAAGTTTTGGTACAATGACTTCCGTATTAATGACAGACTTAATTAATACTGCAATTTATAATACACACCTTCATCCTTCACCCAAAGGACCGACAGGTATACCAACATTACCAATGATTTAAGGAAATATTATGGCCAGTATAGGAATTTTTGATAGATTGAACTTTCCAGCTTCTATGTCGAATAACACAATAGAATTTTCGGAAAATACACAGAAAAGTTTAGCCAATTTGCCACCTATTTTAACAACGTGGCAAATGCAGGACATTGCAAATAGTAATACCTCGAATTATTTTACTAATCCTGTGTCAGTCTATGCAAACACAATTTTTTCAACATTAATTTCAATAAAAACAAGCGCAAATTCTGGTAATTTAACAACAATAGAGTCTACTGCCAATTCGGTAATAAATTCGAATACATACATTGATTTTATTAGCCACACCAATCGAATATCCGGCGTTTCTCCAATTGATACTGAGAATTCATTATTACCACAATACAATAATTGTATTGGTATAGGTAAGGCGTTAACATATATTATATATCAAAGTGACGGTATTTCAAATAATGCCGTATTAATGGGTAATTTTGGTTCTCTATATACAGCAAACACCTTGACTGAATACTCATCAAATTTAGCAAATGATTTGATTTTGATAGAAAATAGTATTTCTGATGGCAATAGCAATTTGTCAGCAGGAGAAATATCTTCGATCATATCGAAAATTAATAGCACAAACAATTTCATTTATTCATCGGTAACACAGGATGTGGATTTTTACAACAATTCCAGAGCTGTTATTAACGATTATAATTCGGTTAAAGGTTTTGGTCACATGGGTGATACTGAAAAGTACCTTGTTAACACTTTAATTGGCACAGATAAACTAAAAGAAAGAATTTCTTAAAATTCGAAAATTTCGTTCCGGCCGCTAAAAAAATTAGCACTGGTTAAAAAGTTCCGAAATGTCATTTTACTCCTACACATTAGATAAATAATAAAATGGTACAGACACTAACACGAAGATATTCAGATATAGATTTTACTTTTACTCGCACGCCGGGTAGAAATGATATCGCATTGAGTTATGATGAAATGGCGGTAGTTCGTTCCCTCCGAAATTTGTTATTAACAAAAAACTATGAGAGACCATTTCAACCAAACTTAGGCTCAAAAGTGAATAACCTTTTATTTGAACCTTTAGATTTCCTAACAGCACAAAGTATTAGGGGTGAAATTGAAACCGTGATTGCAAATCATGAGCCTAGAGTTAGTCTGGTGAATATTATTGTTCAAGAAAATAGTGATAAAAATTCATATGAGGTTTCATTGGAATTTTTTATTGGTAATAATGTTGAACCAACAGCAATCAGTTTAATCCTTGAGAGGACCCGTTAATGTCATCCGCTAATTCAGGCCTACAAATCACTAACCTTGACTTTGGTTCGATCAAATCAAGTTTAAAAACCTTTTTATCACAACAAGACACACTTCAAGATTACAATTTTGATGGCTCGGCGCTTTCTGTATTGGTGGATTTATTAGCATATAATACACAATACAATGCATACTATTTAAACATGGTAGCAAATGAAATGTTTTTGGACTCCGCTGTTCAGCGTGGTTCTGTAGTTTCACATGCGAAACTATTAAATTATGTGCCACAATCGGCAGTTGCACCAAAGGCTACAGTACAAATTACAGTAAATGGCGTAACAACATCAACACTCACACTTCCGAAATTCACACCTTTCATATCCGAAGCCATTGATAACGTAAACTATACATTCCTTACAACAGACGCATCAACAGTAAATGTAACGGCAAATACAGCAACCTTTAATGATATCATTATTTCACAGGGTATATCTTCATCATTCTCCTACACAACGGATTACATCGATTTAACACCAAGTAGCAAAGTATATTTTTTAGAAGAAGGAATGAACGGAAACTATAACATATATTTCGGTGATGGTTTATTAGGAAAATCACTTGTAAACGGAAACATAGTTAATTTAACATATATCACAACATCAGGCACCTCAGCCTTTGGTGCAAACTCTTTCACAGTCATGTCGAACATTGGTGGTTTTTCAAACACCGTAGTAACATCAATCACATCAGCATCACTAGGTTCAGAAAAAGAATCAATTGAATCTATTAAATATACTGCACCAAAAGCATATGCGGCACAAGGTCGTGCAGTCACAAAAGAAGATTACATATATCTCATTCAAAACAATTCTACGAATCTGCCAATAGATTCAGTTTCAGTCTGGGGCGGAGAGGAAAATGATCCACCAGTTTACGGTCAAATCTTTTGTGCTGTTAAACCATCAGGCGGTTATACATTAACTCCTACACAGAAACAAAAACTTATTACTGAAGTTATTAAACCAATCTCAGTTTTGACTGTTGTACCAAACATTGTTGATCCAGATTACACTTATGTAAAAATCAATACAAAAGTTCTTTATGACGTAAAGAAAACCACATTAACAAGCAATCAAATTCAAAATGATGTGGTGTCAGCAATTAATAACTTTACTTCTTCCACACTCAATACATTTAATTCGGTTTTCAAATTACCAGAATTGATTTCAAGTGTACAGGCAGCAAACCCAGCTATCATTACGAATGAATCAACAATACGACTACAGAAAAAATTCTATCCTACATTAAATGCTAGAGCAACATACATTCTTGATTTTGGTGTACCACTAAAGAGAAATTACTTTAATGCGGGTCTTTCTTCTTCACCTTCTTTTTCCAAAACAGACGTTACATCATTATCCAGCATAAGAACAGGTATATTTTTAGAAGAAGTTCCCACAACAACTGGTGGTATTGCAACCATTAACGTTATCAATCAAGGTTTTGGTTACACAAAAACACCTACAGTAACAATCACCGGTAACGGACAAAATGCAAGTGCATATGCAGTTCTTGTGGCTGGTCGTGTAAACAATATTGTGATAACCGATCCAGGATATAATTACACTGAAGCATTTGTCACGATCACACCACAGGACGGCGATACATCAGGTGCATTAGCATATGCATCTCCTGTACTAGAAGGTTCAGAGGGTGTTATTAGATCGTATTATTATTTAAATAATGTTAAGACAATTTTCGATCCAAATGCTGGAACAATTAATTACCTTACTGGTAGAGTGACATTAATAGACTTTGCACCACTTGAAATTAATAATCCGCTAGGACAATTTACTATTTCTGTTGTACCAGACTCAACAATTGTATCATCTACTTTTAATAAAATAATTGCAGTTGATGAATTTGATCCAGAAGCAACCACAGTAACTGTTAGTGTACAATAATGACTACTGATTTCGCCAAAAAAACCTCGTTAAAAGTTCCTTATCAGCTACCTGAATTTATCAGGTCTGATGATAACTACCAAACTTTTGTTGCATTCATACAAGCATATTATGAATGGATGGAACAGCAGAACATTGGTTCAAATAAAAGCGGTGTCATTTATGGTACACAAAACTTATTAAACTATCAAGACCTGAATTTTGTTGAACCCGGAGAATCATTTAATAAGTTTATTGATTATTATATCAATCAATTTTTACCAAATTTTCCAGCAGATTGTCTTGCCGATAAGAGTAAACTGATTCGAGCGGCAAAGGAATTATACTCTAAAAAGGGTACACCTTCCTCATATCAATTCTTGTTCAGAGCATTGTATAATTCAGATGCTGATATTTTCTTAACACGAGATGTTATTTTCAAAGCGTCTGATGGTAAATGGTACATCTCAAAAAGTTTACGTCTTGACACTAATGACGAGCAATGGCTGTCAACAAATAATTTTAGATTGTTCGGTGAGAGTTCAAAGTCTATTGCAACAATCGAAAGAGGTATTGCGGTTTCTAATAGAACAGAAATCTATATTGCAAACATTGAACGCTTGTTTATTTCAGGTGAAGATGTTGTCGTTGTAGATAATAACAATCAAATATTATATTTCAAAGATTCTAAGGTTGTACCACAAAGCACTGTTGGTGCAACTCCACTTCGTGCTAAGATTCTAGGTTCTATCTCAGCAGTCAACATCAATCCAACAAAACGTGGCCAACTTTATGTTGGAAGAAGTCAAACATACCTTGGCGATCCAGTTGTATTTTATGGTGGTCTAAACTCACCAACAGGTGCTGGCGCTTCTGCATATGTTTATGAGACAACATCGGGTTCTCTCCGTGATATTACCGTTGTTAATGGTTCATATGGTTATAGACCAGATCCGAACACATACATTAGAATAACTGGTGGAGGTGGTTCGGGTGCAATTGCAAATGTGTCAACCGTTAATCCTGCCGGTGAAATTAATGTTGCTTTTATTCCACAAAATTATATGAGTTTGAGTTTATTTTCAGCCACGCAAATAGGTGCAAATTCTTATCCATTTTTCCCAGCAAACACGGCAGCAAACTCGGTTTGTTCTCTAGCAAACGCATTCACTTTTGTTGGTTTTTCGACTTATCCAATATCATCAGTTGTACTCAATAACGGTGGTGGTGGGTATACAACACTACCAGCAGTAAAAGCATTTTCACTCTATGATACTACTGATCCCCAGCCAACAGAAAGTTTAAAACTGAAGGGTTATCTCGGTTCATTGGGCATGTTGGGTCCAATCCAAATCGTTACACCCGGAACTGGATATGCTAACGGTGATATCATCAGCTTCAACAATTCTGCTGGAGGTGTAGGTGCCCACGCAAACGTAACAGTAAATGCAACAGGTTCTATCATATCTACAGAATATACCTACTCCAATACAACAAACGGTGTAGCCACGTATCCGAAAAATGGCTTAGGATATAAACAAACCAGTTTACCAACACTCTCTGTCGCAACGTCAGGTGGTTCTGGTGCAGATTTGCGTGTCAACACGATTCTAGGTGAAGGTGCTGAGTTGACACCAGTTTCTGATGAACGTGGTATTGGTGCTATCACATCTTTCATTATTGAAAATTTTGGTGAAGATTATATTGAGGCACCAAAGATTTCATTAAAGGTTCGTGACTTGGTAGTTACAAATGTGATACCTTCTAATATTATCAAAACAGGTGAATTAATTTATCAAGGTTCTAATGTGAACACAGCAGTGTTCAAAGCGTATGTTGATTCTATTAGCTTATTGCAATCCGATCCAGTGCAAGCAAACTCAAAGTATGTTTTGAGAGTTTATAATTATACATCAAATACAAAAACTAATTTACAATTGAATTCAACAGACCGTGATGCTGCGGCAAACATATACTTGGACTTGGACACAACATATAACACAATTAATAATGAGACTGGTGACTATATTTACCAATCGGGTATCAGAACATATGGTAATGGTGCTGCCGTAGCAACAGCTAAGTTCTTAAATGGTTTAATTATAGGTACTGGACAATATCTAAACGATGATGGCTTTGCAAGTTCAAATCAAATTCTTGAGAATGAAGACTACAATAACTTTACATATAACTTGATTGTACAGAAATCTTTTGATGCATACAAAGACGTATTGTATAAGTTGTTACACCCATCAGGAACAAAAGTTATTCCAATCAATGCATTGAAGTCGGAGAAAACTATTGTTGTGGATGTGGAAACACACCAAGCAAACACACAAACACTTGGGCACTATACAGGGGATCCAGGTTCGAATGCATCAATGTATTCTACTTTTGAGAATGCAAGTAACAACATCATTAAGTTTGATGCTCTTGTTGGCGCAAACATTACGGAGATTGCACTACCAGGATCTCTGATAAGTTTGAACCAGAATAATGGTCCAAATGTTTACTCAGAAATTATATCTGTTAATTACACAAGTAACACCGCAGTTATTCGTGATAACGTGTTTATGTCTTTTGCAAACGTTGCTACAGCAAACGTAACAACGTCCAACAATAGAATAAATATACTGTCTACGACTGGTGAATATGATGTAATCAACAACGGAGAGTATAGCAATACAGCAAACGAGATACGTGATATCATTTTTGCTGGAGATAGAATCAGAGTTGTAAGTGGATCAGATACTTTCCATGGTACAGTAAGTTGGATTAGCTATTCGAATAACGTAATTGCTGCTAACACAACTATACCGTTCTCATCCAATTCAGCAAACGTTTCAATTGGAAGAACCATAGCAACATCAAATGTACAGTTCTTTAATTCTCTGGGTACCGTGTTCTATCCAGAACTGGTGACACAAGATGGTCTGAACCTTATAACCCAAGACAACAAAGAAATTATTCTAGGATAAAAAATGGCAACAGTAAAAATAACAGACTTACCTTCGATCACGACAATCAATGCCAATACAGCCAACACCGTGTTGGTTGGTGTTGATATACCAACCAACATTACGGGTAAGATTACACTTACAACACTTGCGGCAGGTCTTTACTCAAACAATAACTTGGTTGTGGGTAATAATTTCACAGTTTTACCTAACGTTGTTGGTCAGTTTACAGGTAACTCTGCCACATACATTCAGGTTAACATAGAAAATCTGAATTCAACAGGTTCAGGTGATTATGTTGCAACGGCTGACGATGGTACGGACACCGACCATTATATCGATATGGGTATAAATGGTTCAACTTATTCCGATCCAACATACTCAGCACTCAAAGCACATGACGGCTATTTGTATGTTGCATCATCGGGTGCGGGTAAAGGTAACTTAACAATTGGTTCAACAAACTCAACGGGTAGAGTTAACTTTGCGGTGGGTGGTTTAGAGACTGCTAACATTGTAGGTTACGTAGACTCATCTGGTATCTGGTCGCCTGCTATCAACTCAGTTGTAACAGCAAATGCAACTTCTGCTAACTCGGTAATCAATACAAGAATTTCCGCTAACGTTGCAACCCTCCGTGGTGAAATAACCGCTAATGCAACCTCTGCCAACTCGGTTATTGATACAAGAATTACTGCTAATATCTCCACAGCAAACGTATTTACACAAGCGGCATTCGACAAAGCAAACTCTGCGATTGCAAATACGAATGGTGTGTTTACAGCAGGAGATTTTTATATTTCTGGTGATGGTTTCGTTAACGGTACATTCACACTGTCTAACTCTACGTTTGGTGCAACCGAATCGGCAATGACCATCAAAGCTACTGCAACAGTACAAACACCATCCCAATCCGGAACAATGTTACATGTTTCAGGTAAAGCTGACACACCCTCAAGAGTTATCATTGATTCTTTCAGCACAACCGGTTCTGCCTATGGTATTATTGCAGGTAGAACAGCACGTGGTACTGTAACTTCACCAACAGCAACACAAAACAATGACATTCTACTTCGTATGGCAGGCAATGGTTGGGGCACAACGGGTTTTGCACCACTTGGTGTTGCTCGTATTGATGTTGTTGCAACAGAAAACTACAGCGATACGAACCGTGGTTCAAAAATTGTTTTCTATAATGTTCCAAATGGATCAAACGTAGTCAATGAAATTGCATCATTCAATGCAGAAACTGTTACATTTGATGGTGTAGTAAATCCAGCAAAAGGATTCATTTACACACCAAGAATTTATACTGGTGCTCAGACAGCCATTACAATTGACTTTGCAACAGACTCAATGATTAGAGCAACATATAGTTCAACACTCACATTGTCTTTCTCAAACTACACAAATGGTAAAGTTGTTGAGGTGTGGTTAACAAACACGGCAGGCACTGGTCAGACAGTAAACTTGGGTGTTTTAGCAAACAATTCAACGACAGGTTCAACAACACTTTCTGTGGCTTCACTGCGATCAGCAAAGCTACAATACTTTAGTGTTGATGGTGATTTGGCAAACACTTTCTGTGCAATTACATACGCATAATAGGACTTTATAATGTCAGCAAACACAGGTATTTTAACAAACGGTAACGGATCATACCAAACATCAACGGTATATTATTCACCGTCTTCCACTATTGCATCAACAGGTGAGGTTCTCGGAACTCTTTATTGCTTTCTTTCACGGGTGAAACCATGGGAAACAGATACTGTACCTCCAGCACCGACACAAGACCTAAAGTACATAAAGGATACTTTTAAGAACATGTTTGTTGCAAAAAAAATTAATTCGAGTGACATGTCTCCGGTGATCGAACGTATAAATTGGACTTCAGGTGAAGTGTATGATTATTACAGAGATGATGTTAACATGTTTGCACTCGACACTAATGGAACGATTTTGAAAAGGTTCTATGTTAAGAACCGTTTCGATCAAGTATTTAAATGCCTATGGAATAATAATGGTGGTGTAGTGAGCACAGAACCATCATTTGAACCCGGAACTTTCAATGCAAACCAAATCTTCCAGGGTGCAGACGATTATAAATGGAAATATATGTACACTATTACTTCAGGTAATAAACTGAAGTTTATGGATGATGCATGGATGCCGGTGCCAGTCAGTACAACACCACCAAATCCTGTTTATACTTTTGCTGGTCGTGGAAGCATTGATGTAATTAATGTAACTGATGGTGGGACTGGTTATGACCCGGCAAATGCAGTAATTACCATATCTGTTACAGGTGACGGTGCATATGCAACGGCAAATGCTACTGTAGTTTCTGGCTCAATTACTGATATCGTTGTAGCAAACACCGGTTCAAATTATTCATATGCAAATGTATCAATTGTTTCAGCACTGGGTTCGGGTGCAACTGCGATTGCTCCAACATCACCAATTGGTGGCCATGGATCTAGCATTGTAACTGAGTTGGGCACTCGTCATATTATGTTAACTGCCAGATTTAACAGAGATGAGAGTGGAAAATTACCAACCGATATAGATTTTAGGCAACTTGGTGTGATGGTAAATCCATTCGCATATTTTGGTACTGCCATCGGCCGTGCTAATGGAGATGTATACAAAACAACCACAGACTTTGTTGTTTCAGGTGGGTTTGGTGCATACACACCAGATGAAACGGTATATCAATCAGTGAATGGATTGTTATCTTCATCTACATTTACTGCAACAGTTTTAAGTTTCGATTCAACAACCAATACGGTAAAGTTGATAAATACACAAGGAACCGCAAACAATAGTGCCTTAATATATGGCGCTACATCAGGTACTTCAAGAGTGGTAGTACAACAACAATTACCAGATTTCATACCATTTTCAGGATATTTGACCTACTTAGAAAATAGGGAACCAGTGCAAAGAAACTCTGATGGTTCTGAAATTTTTAAATTGGTTTTAGGATACTAAAGGATAAAAATGCTTAACTTCAATGTCGATCCATACTTTGACGATTTCGACCCGAGCAAGAACTTTCATCGGGTTTTATTTAAACCCGGTCGTGCCGTTCAAGCTAGAGAACTGACACAATCACAGACGATCCTACAAAATCAAATTACAAATTTTGCAGACCACTTTTTTAAACAGAATACACCCATTAAAGGTGGAAATGTTACAATTGATTTAAATGTAAATTCACTAAAATTAAATTCAACATATAATGATAATGATATTGTTGCATCGGATTTTTTAAATCAAATTATTACAGATGATACAGGCTTGGTTGTCGCAAAAGTTATTGCAACGGAAGAAGCAACTTCTACTGAAGCACCGACACTTATTCTAACCTATTTTTCTGGTGGTCATTTTGCTAACAGTGCTAATATTTTTTCCACAAGTACCACATCAGTTGCACAAACAGTTAGTGCAGATGCCGATGGCCTTGCTTCTGTAGCATCAGTTTCGAACGGTATATTTTATATTGTAAGTGGATATAACTATTCGACAACACAAAATGATGACGGAACATATAATAGATATTCTATTGGTAATTTCGTTGAAGTTTTACCTCAAACTATTATTCTAAACAAGTATAGTAATATACCAAATAATAGAATTGGTTTGGAAGTTTCGGAATATATCAGTGATTACGTAACCGATCCATCACTTTTAGATCCCGCTGTTGGTGCAACAAACTACCAAGCTCCGGGTGCAGATAGATATACTGTATCGCTGACACTGACTTCTAAGGCACTGGAGTCAACAGGTGTTAATGACCAAAACTTTATTGAACTGGTTCGGGTAGACAATGGTATAATAGTTAAACAAGTTTCAAGCACTGCGTACTCCGAAATTGATAAATATTTTGCAAAGCGTACATATGAAACTAACGGTGATTATATTGTAAAACCATTTACAATAACACCTAGCGCAAACACAGATACAAATGGAGATGATAAGTATTTAATTACTATTGGCCCAGGTACAGCATATGTGCAAGGTTACCGTGTTGAAAACCAATCACAAATAACTATCAATGCAAACCGTTCAAGAACCACTGCAAACGTAAATAATAATATTTTGACTCCAGCATATGGAAATTATTTCTATGTGAACACTTTGCTTGGTGCAAACGGTCAAATTTTTGATGCAACCTCTATACAATCCGTGGATTTTCACGTTGGTGGTGTGGCTAATGCTAACGTGATTAGTCAAAACACATACAATTCCACAGTTGCGGCTAGTGGCTTTATACGAAGCATTTCTTATAGTTCAAGTGGAACAGACTCGAACACACAGTCTTACATTTATAAGGCTTATGTTTCAGATTTGTCAACAAAAGTTTTATCAAGTAATGTTTCTTCCGCAACATCAAATACCGTAACACTATTCGATAATACAGACACGTTCAGTCGAAAAGATAACGTATACAATGGTGTAGTTCTTTCTATTGATTCTGGAACAGGCATCGGACAAACAAGAACGATTACTGGTTATGTTGGCTCAACAAAAGTTGCTACTCTAGATGTACCATTTAATATTATTCCAACATCATCATCTGTAGTATCTTTAAAATTTGCTGTAAAAGATATTGAATGTATGATTCGTGCGGGTACAGGCACAAGTTCCAACTTATCAATTTTTGGTACGGCAGCAATTGATAATCAAAGTAAAGTGAATCAGATAAGTACAGGAAATACAAATCTAATAGATGCAGATGAGCCACAACTCATCTTCCCATTGGGTTTGAATTATGTTTCTTCTGTGTCGGATACTTCTTATACATCATTGAAGATTCACAGAGGTATAACATCAACGTCTTCTGGTGGTGGTTCAGTTATCACATTAACAACAGGAACATCTGTTGTTAATTACATTCGTTCAGGTGCGGCCGAAGCGGCAGATTCAATCAAACAAAACTTTTTAGTTATTGTTCGAGATCCATTATCAAGCGGTCTAACGAAAGGTAGTATCGTTGACTTCACGAATACTCCAACTAGAACGGTTGTGGTAAGCTCAGATAAACAGACCGCAACATTGACTGCTACAGATTTGGGTCCTTTCACGGCCGACATTTATGTAAAAGTTTCAATAGTCGATGCAGATAATACAAGTATTGTACTTAAACAAAAAACCCTTGTTACAGCAAACACAACAGCTTTGGGTATCTCAGGTGCAACAGGCACTGTAGGAAACACATTGATTGATTTGACAAAAGGTCAGATTTATATAAATTCAAACACAGCCGTGAATGGTTATGGCACTGCACAAAATTTATATGTAGCTGACGTTAAGAAAATTGTAAAAATTATTGACACGAAAGGTGCAACACCTACATTGTCAATGTTAACAAATACAATTTATGATGTTACAAGTAACTATACATTTAATAATGGTCAAAAAGATAGTTATTATGGACATGCCTCGATTTCATTGAAAGCTGGTGCTCCGAAACCAACAAGACTTTGGATTTTATTCGATCACTACCAAACATCTGGTGGAGATGGATATTATAGCAAAGAGTCTTATATTAATGAGGGCTTTGCTGATATACCTTCTCACACTACCGCAGACGGTACAACATACAATTTGAGGGATTGTATAGATTTCCGACCAATTGTTAAGAATGCACAAGCTGCTTTTGAATACCGTTATAGCGTTACACCAAACTCAAGCAACTGGTATGGTTCATTGTTGCCGCAAGACTTATCAAATTTCACAAATGATTATTCATATTATCTTGCAAGAACCGACCTATTGTTATTGACTAGAGAGTCCACATTTTCTATAATTGAGGGTACACCGGCAATAAATGCAGTTGAACCTACCACACCAACGTCCGGTTTAGTTCTGGCTAAAATGTATCTCGACCCATATACTGCATATGTTCCAGGTGAAGTGGCCGGCGTCATACCGAATCTATCATTGAAACCGGTTCCACATAAAAACTGGCAAATGAAAGACATTTCTAATATTCAAGATAGATTAAATAATCTGGAATATTACACATCTCTAAATTTGTTGGAACAATCAGCAACAAACCTACAAATTCAAGACAGTGAAGGATTGAATAGATTTAAAAATGGTATTCTCGTTGACGATTTTTCATCGTTCTCAGTAGCAGATACATTTAATAATGACTATAAAGCATCTATTGATACAACAAGAAACATACTTGCACCAGCAATTTTTGTTACCAATTATCAATTGCAAAACAGTGTAACACTCGATGCTATCAATTATGGAAACTTATCTGATGCCGCACAAACAAGTATAGGTATCAAACTAAACAAGTATGGTAAGTCCAATATTATTACATTGCCTTTTGCTGAAGAAGCCATGATTGTTCAAAAATTGGCAAGTAGAGATGTGGATGTAAACGCCTTTTCTGTTAGAAACACAGAAGGATATATGAATTTAACTCCACCGATGGACAACTGGGTGGATACTGAAGTGGAACCATCTTTGTTATTTGTTGATCCGACATTGAGAACATTTAAAGCCACAACAACCGGTGAAACAAATCTGTTGAATGTTGGAAATTGGCAATATATTCCAGGATCATACTATAATTACAACAACACAACATCCAGCACTTCAGGTTATGTTACCAATTATACAACAACAAACTATACGGGTATAGATTACACCAGAAAATTGTATTATGGTAATTACACTGAAGCGTCTTCACAAAAAGGTAACTATGTAACCAACGTGAACTTGCAACCGTATATTCGTTCACAACAAATACAATTTAGTGCAACAAATTTATTGGTTAATACTACATTAAATGCCTTCTTTGATAACAAACGTGTAACTCGTTTAATTAGAAAAGCAAACATTGTTGAATTGACAAACGTTTCAGGTACCTTTAAAGTTGGTGATGCTATTGGTTACATATCTAGTGGCTCTTTCGTCTATACAGGTAAAGTTTTAGATGTATATAAAAATGGAACAAACACTCGACTATATGTGATCGATGATAATGCTGCAACAGGGTATGGTCCAGGTACAGTTGTCGCAGCATCATTTAATTCGACAGGATCATCATATACTTCATTGGCCACAGGAACACTATCAACACAAACACACTATGCGGGAATACTACCTTCAACAGGAAGTTCAACATCAAGTGTGACACTGAATGTGAAAGCGTCTTCAACTAATAGCTATTATGTTGGTATGCCATTCTATATTGTTGGTGGAAGCACAACGGGTATAACTTCAATCGGTAAAGGCCTTGGTGCATATATCGGTACATACAACGGTTCAACAAAAGTTGCTACACTTGTCGATAAAGATGGAAATCCATTTACAATATCACATACTGCCGGTGATGTTTATTCTATAGGCAACATACAATCGAATGAAATTGGTAATGTATCTGGTGTGTTCTATGTGTATGGTGGTTACTTCCAAACAGGTGAAAGAATCTTCAGATTGGATAATAGGATTATAACACAAACTGCAACAGAGTTCATTTATTCAAATGGCACTGAAACAACATATAGTGAAGCAAAATTTGTTGCACAGGGTTTAACACAGAAAACTCAAGAGTTGGAATTCTCATCATCATTTGATTCCGCATCGAAGGTAACTTATGTCAATGATGCATTGCAGGTTCGAAACCAATACATATCAAACCAATGGGTTGTAGATAATACTCCTCAAAGTAGTGGTTGCTGTGTGGTTGCAACAGCACTTCAGGATACTGGAGTATGGACAACAGAACGTAAAGATATGTTGGTTGAATGGTGTGAGAAATATTTACACGATAAAATGCTTGGTGAATGTTTCCGCCGTGGCTATCAAGTTGTTGCATCAAAAGCTGGTGTGCCGTTGCTTAAGAGCCAAAATCCTATTGCAAAAGCTGTGTCTAAATACTATGTCTGGTCTTGGAACAACGGAACTAATATGGTAATGGGTAGGAAATTTAATCCACTATCAATACCAAATAGCGCATTCTGGATTACAGTATTCATGGCAGTTGGTGCAGTTGTGACCAAAAACTTTGCAGATAAAACTTGGAAAAAATTGTATAATTAATTATGGGAATTTCAGTAGCTGATTACTTTGCACAAAAAGAAGCATGTTCAGATTGCTTAGAACATGGTGACGAAGAACATTGCGTCACAACATTACTAAGCCGTGCGGAAAATTGCTTCTTTTATAATGCAACACATATGAATATAGGTGATTATTCTGAAGAAGACCGAGAAATTGTTAGAAATATGAGAAACAATTTATCAGAAGAAGAACTTGTTGAGTATTATGTTCGAGGTGAAAATATCATTGAACATATGAAATTGTTTGAGAAACCACATTATGAACAATATGCAATTATTACTAGAATTGATTTCAATCACTTACAAAAGATTGTAAGAGAAGTCAAAAACAATAACAAAGAAAAAGTTTTTAGCATGGTAACATACATGCTAGACGAAATAGAAAAAGAATATTCATAAGGAATATAAATGGCCATTACCGTACTTGATCCTGTTGCACAGACATTCATTATTGATAAGGATTCTTTCCCAGAGGGAGCATTCTTGAGTTCAATTCGTCTATTTTTTAGAAGCAAACCCTCAAACAATGTTCCAATTAAGTTGAGCATTGTACCCACGGTCAATGGTTTTCCCTCAGGTAATCCGTTAGACTACTCACAGGTTACATTGTATCCGAATGATGTAAAGGTATCTGAAAGTCCACAGTATGTTGACTCTACGACATATACAAATTTCACATTCCCTGTACCAGTTTTTATTAGGCCTGATGCGTTGTATGCAATGATTATTCAGAGCAATGCTTCTGGGTATAAACTATGGACGGCAGCACAGAATGATATACCATTGGCATCTTCGGTAAAAGAACTTCCAACAGATGCAACACCAACATCTTTGACAAAGATATCAAAGTCACCTTATGTTGGTTCATTCTTTGAATCGCAGAACGGTATTACTTATACTGCGGATCAAACAAAAGATTTGATGTTTGTTATTAATAGATGTAGTTTTAGCACAACAGCAAATCCAAGTTTAGATTTTGTTGTTCCAGCTGGACTACAACAAAGAAAATATATAGAACAAACTTTCACAAAGCAAACAGCAAATGTTACGTATGATGAGTTGAACATTTCAACCACACATTTTGTACCAACAAGTACAAACATTAATTATTCATATATTTCAACTTTAAATTCTGATGGTTCATCTACTGGAGCACTTAATGTTACTCCAGGTGAATTAGGCACTCCATTATCACAGAACATTAAATTGAATGATAACAGAGGTTTAAGAGTTCTTGTTGCAAATTCAAATACATCATTCATTTTGAATGCTACACTGCAAACAAGTGATAATAGAATGTCACCAATACTCTCTGATGACGGTCTTTCACTTTACACCGTGAAATATAATATCAACAACTTAGGTTTATCAAACACCGATTTCTCAATAATCAGTGGTGGAACAGGATATTTGGGTGGCGCCAGTGGCGATCTTGTAGGTAATGTTACAATATCTGCACCAAATGAAGTTGGAGGTGAGCAAGCATATGTTACAGCTAATGTAACTTCCGGTAACATCACTTCAATATACGTAACAACTGAAGGTTCTGGTTATAGCAAGACACCAACAATTACAATCTCTGCGGCAAACACAACTTCTGCACAACTTGCGGTTACTGGAGAAACATCAACAAGCGGTGGAAATGCAAAAGCAAGATACCTGACTTATCCTGTAACGCTTGCACAAAATAGTGACTCAGGTGACCTCCGTGTTTTCCTTACTTCTTACAGACCAACAAATACAAACATATATGTTTATTATAAATTGTTGTCAAGAGAAGATACACAAACGTTCGAACAGAGTGATTGGCAATTAATGACCATCACTAATAATTCTACCAAATATTCCAGAAATGAAACGGAATTATATGAATTTGAATTTGCTCCTGGAATTAATGGAGTAGAAGATAATTTTGTTTCTTATATAAGTAAAGCATCTGGCTATACATATAACTATTTTTACAAATATGCTATCAAAGTTATAATGACCACGACAGATTCAACGATTTCACCTTATTTAACCGACATAAGAGTTCTTGCATTACCACCAGGTAGCAGTCTATGAAGAACCTTCCGGAAACAATAAAAGTTGAAGGTAC